GTTCGTAAGTGTCCATTTCGTTACAGGCGTTTTTGTTGCGTTCATAGTAAAGATCGTCGCGAAGCGCAGCCTGCATATTGGCAATAATCACAGGTTTGGTACTACTGTTAGTATGCCAACCCCATGTAATACGTTTTGTACCTTTTATTTTGTCGATTGACACCGTGTGATACAAATTAGAGTACACTTTGCCTATTTCGGAAAGCAGCACCTTAGAGTATTCGGTATTGGTATCAATCGTGTTTTTTTCGATAACCAGTAGTGCATTATTGTAGAAAGTAGATATTTGTGCAGCCTTCCACGCAAGGAGGTCAATGTCTATTTTTCCGTACCATTCGGCAGCTATTTCGTCGGCACCACCATACATTCGTTCGTAGCGGTCAATTACAGAAATTACAGAATAGTCGGATCCGGTAGATTTACCCTTACCAATATCGACAGCCACCACATAACGGTACTTTATATTTACTGTAACATCAGGACGGCTCCATATACTCAGGTTTTGCGACAAAGAGCCAAGTCGTATGTTTTTAAGCGCGTCAGGACCTTTAGCTTCGTCGGCTTCAATATCGCAGCGTTCGGTAGGTTCGATACACTCCTGACGACGTTTGTTGACATGCTGCAAAGGGAACACGCGAGAACCGGTAGATTGAAATGCTTCCACATCGTCGGACGGCCATTCGCTTTGTACACGCCAATGCTCCATAGATTTCAACTTACCCATGTACCAATTAAGATTTTCAAGAGTTATTCCAAGAGACCATAGATAATCAAAATAATCTTTTAGTTCATGCTTTTCCCAAGTATCAAAAAAAACATCATAATTAGTAATCTTTTTGCTGTATCTATCAACAAAATACCACGGTAAAAAAATCGGTCTTAAATCATTTATACCTTTTTTTGCATCTATCCATTGATTATAAAAATAATTACCAACCCCTTTTGGAGAAGATTCAAGGCAAAATACAGTGTAAGCCACATCGTCCATCCCTCCACGAATAGCTTGTATTAAGTCCTCCGGAGTTTTACCAAGCGTGGCTTTCCACAAACCAACCTCAGTGCAAAATGCAAGCATATTATCACCTGAACGAACATTCTCAGGCTTCTGCATAGAACCAGTAGATATCTTACAATCACGCTGATTAATTATTCTCGTTTTGCCACCTTTATCTACAGGAGTAGTAAAATATTCAACTCCATTTTCTGTAAAGACAGACGGTATTCCCTTAAGCATTTTAGTCTGCATTTCTCTTGCATTTGTAGCCTGCCCTTCAACATCTCCACAAATAAGAGAATTCCAACTTTTAAACAGATATAGTTGAATCCACATAAAAAACGCAGCCATAAGAGTAGTTATAAATGCTTGACGACATTTTACAATTATAGCCCTTACAGGTTCACCTTTATACCACATATCCAAAAGCTCATGCAATACAGTTCTTTGTGTTCTTGACGGAATAAGATTTCCATCTTGTGGTTTGTTTTTTATTTTAATTTTAAACAAAGTTGCAAGACAATACTCACAATCGTGCCGGCATCGTTCCAATATCCATTCGCGACATACACCATCGTACATATCCAACATATCATACTTTTCGCAGTACGCTTCGATACTTCCGAGTTTTACGATACGTTTCACCCACGGCACTTCGAGGAAAGAGACAGGCAAGTAGTGTTCACCCACATCGGACACAGATACTTTCCGACGTTCGCCATAGGCACCGATACCCCTTACAGGATCGTATTCAGGCCGGATATGACGACGTTCGTTTTCGGAAAGTATTTGTGTGCGGTTCATGGGTTAGTTATTGTGAACAATAGATTTTACATCGTTATTGAGACAGCGTTGAAAGAATTCGTTGAGTAATTCTTTTTGTACAGGTGGAATTTCGCGCTTCGGGTAAAGGTATTCCACAGTTTCCTTTGCAAATTGAAACAGTTCAGGCACAGTGACCATTTTGTACTGCTGCATATTCTGAATGATACGCGCTGCATAATCCGTAGTACTTTCGCCAGGTTCGCGCTCCACATGTGAGTAGTACTGTTTGAGTACTTTGTTGAGTTTTTTTGATTCGTTGCTCATAATACATGTCTTAAAGTAATTCAATACGGGCTTTTAAAATTTCATTATAGGTAGACATTGCATCTGCCTGAATGATTAAAAGCGATTTTTGGACTGGATCGATTTCATCTGCTTTTTTACTCGCATTGAAATCATTAAGCTTTGTAAGCTTTTCTTCTAATTGTGCCTGTTCTTCAATAAGGCGTGTTTTAAAATCACTCATTTTATTTTAGTCGGTTGACCACCACCGAAAGTTTTTATTTTCTACTCTTTGAAATCCATGTATAGTAAGTATATATTTATAAGCGCTACACCCTGTAAGCGGGTGTTTTTTTACCCACAAATTTTTTCCAATCTCCTTCATACCTATTTTTTTAGCCAATAAAGTATGTGCCATTTGAATTATTTCCTTTTCTGCATTTTCAACAGAAATTTTATTCGATTCTACTGCTTTAAGTATTTCTTTCAATTCCATTTTAGAATAGTATTTATTATTTTCTAATCATTATTTCAGCCCATATATACTTCAAATACAAACAAGCCACACCAGCCACGAAAGCCGATATATGAAGCCATGTATTGAAAGCACCCGACCATAACCCCACCATAGAAGCAACAGCCACCATAGCGATATTGATAAGCCGGTACTTAGCAGTCAGTCGCTCGAAAGTGATATATCCAAGCAGGAAAAACAGCACACCTGAGAAACCAACCGTAGTGCCGAGATAGTTGAACGGCAAGAACGAAAGCAAAGTTGCGACCCCAACCCCAAGACACAACAAAGATACAGAAACTTTGTGGCGCATACGATACAGCACAAACATATTTACTGCAAGGTGTACGATATTGGCATGTGCAAACATATAAGTAAAATGTGTGTAAAGCGGAGACGTAAGACTATATCCCATATTTTCGGGAACAGTGGTAAAGAAAAGCGAGGTGCAGAGAAGTATAATAAAGTAAATCATAGCTTTATGTATTTATTTAGAAGTTTCATTGCGTGATCGGACTTAATATAAAAGCGCGGAGCCGGAGCGTCGCAGGCACGCTGTATGGCTTCGCGCATATCCATATCCGGATTATCATGTCGTATCTGAAGAAACACCCTGTAAAGGTCGTTGTACTTCACTGCATTTAGTCCTTTTTTACCAGATACCCCATATTGTATCATTCTGTAAATAATTCGTGTACCCTCCTCGTAAGACACATAAAACGACTTTGAAGGCTTATTAAGCGCCCGTTGCATAAGTGTACACTTGCGGGTTTGGTTTACAAAACGTCCACAGTCGGAGACGGCAGAGGCATACGCAGAGCGCAGGTCGTACACAAATTCACGGAGTTTGTTTTTTTCGAGCCTCATTCGATATTAATTGTGAATAACAATGCACAAACATAACGATTTTTCAACGAAAAGTAAATGTTTTTCAACGTAAAAGTTTCAACATTTCGTACTTTTTTTGTACTGCTGTTAATTGTAACAAAAACGCAAGACATTAAATTATCAGAAAATGAAAAAAACAGACGAAATGCCTATAGGCGAAAGTCCGGAAGGAGGCGCAGTAACGCAATCTAATAAAGACGCTATTATTGCCAGACTTCAAAAAATGTTTCCCGACGTGGACGAAGAAACCATGTACGGAAACTTCATGGAGTTTATGGACGATATGGAACGGGCATCGGAGGCACACTCGCAGCTCAACCAAAAACTCACACAATATCCGAAAGCAGGATTAATGCTTGCAGACATGATGGACGGCAAGCATCCGGCTGTAGCTATTAAGCGCCACTTTGGAGAAGAACTCAGCATTGAGGACGAAGAAAGCGAAGAATACAAAGAGCTTATCAATGCAGAACGCGAACGAATGGCCGACATGGAGGCTTCGCAACAAATGCAGGCAGAGTATGAACAAAACCTTGCAGAAAGTGCAGAAGCAGTGCGACAGTTTAAGGAAGAAAAAGGACTTGACGAAAACGCATTTGCTGAGTTTGTGGCTTCGGCTGTAGAAATGACAAACGACCTCTTGTCCGGCAAACTAAACGCAACACTACTGAATGTGCTGTGGAAAGGTAAAAACTATGATACCGACATTGCCAATGAAACAAACATTGCAGAACAGCGCGGTATAGCAAAAGCACGAAACGAAAAGTACGAAGAGCGTAAACGCAAAATGGCCGGAGACGGACTACCCGCTATAAGTTCAACGACTATAAGCACTAAACCACCTGTAGCACCGATAAGACCGAGTGTTTGGGAAGGCGAACCTGAAAAAAGAAAATAAACCAAAAACAACAAACCAAAAAAAAGAGACAAAATGAAGAAGCTCGTATCAATTTTCAAACAAAGTAACGTATGGTTGCTGCTCCTGTTTGTAGGAATGGCAATCTTCGGTGTAACAGACGTAAGCCTTGCTATGGCAATAGAAGGAACAGACGGAGCAGGCACACACCTTGCAGGTGGAGACCCGCTTAACACCGAAATTATTAAAACTGAATCGCCAGATCTTATCCTGCCGGATATTGACGAGCGTGTGACCAAAATTTCGCCATACAAAGTGCCTATTGACCAGTTGGGCCGATTGGTAGCGCGACAAATGAAAGCGCATGGTTGGGAATTTAAACATTACTCAGTGGATATTGCGCCAATTTCGGACGTAGTAGCAGCCGGCCTTAACGAAGGCACAACCAACACTTCGTATTTGCAGGTAGCGAATGCAGAACTATTTAATGCTACAGACACCATTTCGGTAGTAGGCATTAAAGGATTTGAAGATGACGGAACAACCGCATCGGAAAGCGACTTAATGCTGTATGTAAACGGACGTGTAGTGGATAATGGCACTGAAAAAGTATCGGTAACACCTGTTAATGGTAAGAAACTTGTAAGTGGTAAGTATGTAGTACCTGCTATTGCACAGGGAACGGAAGTAATTCTGTTAGGTACAGCCGGACTTGAAGGCGACATTCGCTCGTACAACAATAACAGTTTGCCACAGCCATCGACCGGATATGTGCAGAAACATGATATTGAAGTATCGCAGACCACTATTTCGCAAATGTCGCTGAAAGAAGTAGACTGGAGCCTTAACGACCAGATTGAAGTAGCCACTACCAAGTTCCGCGAAAAATACGAAACCACAGCCCTAAAAGGTATTAAAGGAAAAACAGCCGTTACCCTTTCCAATGGTAAGACCGGCAAAGCCTATACTTCGGAAGGCATACTTTGGCAAATCAAGAAAATGTACGAATTGCCAAGCGAACCAACTGAAAAAGACCTTATCAAAATGGCGAAGTACGTGTTTACCGGTCAGAGTGGATCGAACCGTAAGATTTTGCTTATGGGATCGGACTTCAACCTTTCATTGTCGTTGATTGACAGCGTACAGAAACAGACCGACAGCAAAAACACAGAAGTTCGCTGGGGACTTACATGGAGAATTATCACTACCAACTTCGGTGAATTCAATGCAATGCCTTACGACTTGCTTGACCGTATCGGAATGAGCAATGAAGCCATTATCATTGACCCTGACTACATCGACAAATGGACGCTTCGTGCATTGGGATCGAAAGACATTGACACAAAATCGAATGGTGAGTTTGACGGAGACGTGAACGTAACCACTGAAATCAGCGCTATTGTACTTCGCTACCTTAACGCCCACTGCCGTGTGAAAGTTGTGCCTAAAGTACCCGTAACAGGAGTGACTACCAGTGCAGCCACAAAAGCATTACTCGTAGGGGCTGAATACGACTTTGGAGCCACACTGACTATTGCACCAGCTAATGCAACAGTAACAGACATTACTTATCGTAGTTCTGACGAAGACGTTGCAGGAGTAAATTCAGACGGCGAAGTTACAGGTATTGCAGCCGGAACAGCAGTAATTTCAGGTACCACAGTTGACGGCAAGTACACCGCAGTATGTACAGTGAACGTAACAGCATCGTAGTACACCACACAGATAAAATAAAAGGCAGCAGCAATTCGGTTGCTGCCTTTTTTTAAACCCACTCCATAAACCCACCCATATCATGTTAAAGATATATCGCATAAAAAGGACTTCGGCATCCGTGCTTGTAAATAGTAACGGTAAAGATATTCGAATAGAATTCAACGGAGGAAGCGCACGTAACAACGGACACGGCAGCTTTATAACAAGCGACATCACTACACAAAAAGCCATTGAGAAAGACCGCAGATTTGGCACATTTGACACAGGCAGCATTTATTTGTATGAAGCCATTGGAAGTGAAGACGACAATAAGGCTGAGACAAAGGCAAAGGCTGAGGAAAAGGCTGAGAATGTAAAGCAGGAACCCTCAAAAGTAATTACAGCAGCCAACACAGAAGAAAGCGAAAAGATACAAATGAAATTTCCGGAAGCAAAAAAACACCTGATTGAAAAAGGGTTCAGCCCTGACGAGTTGAAA